GCAATCTCGGCGGTATTGGTTGCGATGATGGTTTTAACTTCTGTTGCCCAACTGAACATGGAAACTATCAGACCTATAGTAGCTATAATATGTGTGATATTAAATGCGGCACTAACTGAGAATTTATTGTCGCTCTTCCGCCTGTTGTGCTGGTCTAGCCGCCTGTCCCGGTAGCTATCATCATCTCCAACATTATCACTCATCTCAGACTTCCTTGTTTATTGTTGTGAAATCGTTTCTACGCAAGAATCTCAGCCGCACGTCCTGCGCCTATTAACCCCGCCGACTCAAGCGCGTTAATCCCCGCAATGGTTTGGTCATGGGTAACATTGACATCTTTTGCCGAGGCTAGATCGTCAATCCATACCTGAATGGCTACAACCGACTTCGCCGCCGTGTAGATCGCAATCTTTTCATCCTGAGTAAATCTGTTGCGGAAGTCGAGGACAGATATTGGCTGTTTGATTTCAGGCGCGGGAGTTTCAATTTCCAGTTCAGCATCTGGATGATACGCTGCAATAAACGCTTCGTCGGCCACTATCCTGTCGCCATTTTTTAATTTATAGATCATTAGCCTATCCTTTCGATTGCAACTAAACCCTGACCACCTGCGCCGCTGGTACAACTGTTGACTATATTGGTCGTCCCGCCGCTTCCGCCGCCACACGCCGGAGTTCCGCTGACCCAAGCACCGCTTGTAGCAGTCACGCCGCCGCTGCCACCGCATATCCCGCCGCTTGCCGGGTTTGCATTGACGACCCCTGACTGACCAGCCCCGCACCCTGCACCTGCTGAAGTTGCACCACATCCAGCAGTCATTGACCTGAACGGGTCGTTTAGAGATTCAAAGCCAAACTCGAATCCTCCTGCGGCTTGTGTTGTTAAATTACGCGCTACGCCGTCAACCCCAGCAACAGAAGATCGTTTGAGCTTGTTTAATCCGCCAGTGCCAGTTCCTGCCGTTGCTATATCGCCTCCTGCCCCGGCTGTTCCTGCCCCGCCCCCATAAGTAAGCGAAGTAGAACCTGATGCTGCCCCGCCCTTGAAACCACCAACCGCGCCGCCGCCACCGCTGCTATGTATCCCAGTACAAGTTGTGGCTCCACCTGCTCCACCTGTACCAAACGGAGAACCAGAAGCACCGCCTCCACCAGCGGAAGAACAAGCCGTAGTGCAAAGTGCGTTACCACCCGCCCCACCAGTTGCATTTATCAGCGTACCGCCTGAGCACGTGCCACCCGCGCCACCTGTAGCGGTTGCTCCATTGGTTTTTGACGACCCACCACCAGAACCGCCCACCGCTGTTATGGTTGTCATGCCCGTGCCGCTAACGGACGTAGTAATGCCCGTATTTCCCACCGCAACAGAACCCGCTGTTGATGTCACTCCCAACCCACCCGCGCCAATTGTTATAGTTAGCGGTGTGCTTATCGGAAGATAAACTTCTGTTTCCCCAAAGCCGCCACCACCACCACCACCAGCCGCACCAAGACCACCACCCATCGCCCCACCACTACCACCAGCACCAAGTACAGATAGCCGATACACCCCACCTACTGGGATTGTGTAAGTAGTCGATGAAGGAAAGAATATAGCTGGACTTCTTACGCCGGCACCACCTATGAATTGACTTAGATTGCTCATGTTAATTTCCACCCCACTGTACTGTCGATATAAGTTAATGTGATACTGATATTGTTCGTGCTGATTACCATATCCTCAGATAGGCTCATTATTTTTGAAGAGTTACAGCCTATAGTTAGGTTCTTTGTTGCGAATGTTCCGGCATAATCTGCAATATTCACTACATGATTAGCCGATGGAGTTGCTGGCAACGTGATCGTGAACGCCGCGCTTGTGGTATTAGCCATCAAGTAATCGCCAGTAACTGCGGTATAGGTTGTGGTTTTGATTACCCATGCTGCTGCGCTTGCTGCATTCCCATTTAGCTTCTGGATTGCCTGTAGGATGGTGTCAGTCGCTGCAACTGTTCCTGCGCCTGACGTATAGCCAGTAAGCACCTTTGCGATTACTGCCGCATTGGTGAGGGTAGTTGCGTTGCCAACTGACGTTACATCGCCAGTCAGGTTGGCGTTTGTCGTTACCGTAGCGGCATTCCCTGATATATTTGTCTGGTCGCCTGTATTCGTTCCAGTTGCAGTACCGCCTCCCGTGGCTACATCGCCATCGCTAATCGCCGTATTTAACTGCGCTACCGTGAAGCTCCCAAGAACCGCCGCATTGCCCGTGGAAGTGACATGACCTGTTAGATTAGCGTTTGTAATAACAGTTGCAGCATTGCCCACCGATGTTACGCCACCCGTTAAGTTAGCGTTGGTCGTGACGGTCGCAGCGTTACCACCAATACTTAATCCAGCCGCCGTCCCTGTGATGTTCGTTCCTACTAGCGCAGTCGGAGTGCCTAGCGCGGGGGTGACTAATGTCGGACTAGTGGATAATACTGTGCTGCCTGTGCCAGTGCTTGTTGCAACTCCTGTCCCGCCCCTTACAACAGGGAGAATTCCGCTGACGATGGCCGAAGCGTCAAAAGTCAGTCCAGCCCCAAACAAATCTACTGTGGCTTGTTTTGCTTGCCCATCCTGAAACGCCAATACAACATCAGTTGCTGCTATTGAGGTAGCTGCTGGCAAATCAGTGATTCTTTTTTGTGCCATCCTATATCTCCAGTGAATCCATATTGCCGTTTGTTGTAGGGTCGTCCGAGTTCTCTACCGCTATTTCAAAAGTACCGTAATCACCAGTTGCCAACGTGTTTCCAGTTTCGGCTATATCAACGTCAGGCCGTGGGAAATTCAACGCAATTTTCTCAGGTTGCCTTGCTGGCAATCTCCAAGGGTCTTTCCTGTCCCTGCATCCTTTGTCGCACACTCGCAAGCCGGGGACATTTGGATCTGATCCCATCGAAGCTAATGGCCGCTTCATCCTACACCTATCGCAAATTGCAATCGCTAAGGTTGACATGCCACGAGTGTTTAAGAACATGGGCATTATCGGCTGTACCCTGAAATATTCGGGCTAAAGAAAATCGGAGAGTTATCCCGCTCCTCGTCTTCCGCTTGAGCAAGGTACTTATCCGCTTGTCCGTCCAAGTATACGATCTTTTCCATCGGCACGTCTGGCAGCTCCAGCGACATTCTGTGCGCAAGGATGAACAGGATTGCTTCATACCAGCGTTGCGGTATTTCAAGCGAACCGTTCAGGTCGCCCACATCCATGATGTACCGTGAGCAGTAAACCACTATTTGTGTGAAGTCTTCACTCGGCACAGGCCAGACGTTCATCGTCGGCTGTGGGATTGTCCGATCAAACCAATATTGCAACGGCTGATTGGATGTGAAGTTCTTATTGGGAAGGTTGGTATAGTCATCCCTATTAAGTCTTGCCATTGGGATTTCAATAGGATTACTGCCAACCACAAATTCGCGGACTATTAAAGTCCCGCCTGCTGTCTCGCGCATTCTGTAGTACATCACTGCATGGCCGGGATCGATGTCATACCAAAGCCATGTGTTATCGACCCATGTTGTAATTCCAGGAGCGTATAGCGTGCTCCATGTAGTGCCATCGGTTGAGTATTCTATTACTATTGTGAACGAGCCGCTTACGCCGGGAAGAATGCCGAACTTTGATGCGTACACCTCATCCGAAAATGTTACCGCGATGTTCCCGTTGATTGCTGACTGCGTGCACGAAGTATCAACATCACCATCAAACGCATTAGCAGCAGTGCCCGTAGACGCGCTGTAAGCGCCCGTGTTGCGTGTTACGCGCCTGTACAGGGCGTTGAGTACGTCAATAGAGCCAACGGGCAGTGCATATAGTCCCTTGTTCGCTCTCGTGCCGACAATTGACTTCTGTATAGCCCAGTAACTAATGCCGCGATTACCCAAGCTCGACAGCGCGAAGTACAGACTCTCCCGCGCTGACTGTATTTGTTCAACAGTCAGCTCCTCAGAGAAATTGCCGCACCTCCTCGCGCCATGCTCGATTAACTGCATGACATCAATGACTGTCTGGCTAATTGTTCCCGATGTTGTCATTACAGCCTTTCGTTATTTAACTTGCCCGAAGTCCATTTTTATTTCGTGTACCATTAGCTCGTGCGCTTGCCCAATGTTC